CACCAAATTTCATTAACTGCAAATTTTCTATTCTATTATCATCTTTTATTTCGTTTTTATGGTGTACGATTTCATCATCTTTTAATAATCTCCCTAAATTTTCTTCCATAACTAATCTATGTTCCATCACATAACCTCTTGCTGTCGAATTTGGATGATCAGGCGAATAAATCATTTTATACCCTTTCCCAGTATAGTGAACACCACCGTTCCAATTAGCCCCACCTGAACCACTAAACCTTTCTGACTTACTTTCCTTTAAATATTTTTTAGATTTATTTATTTTTAATCTATTAGCCTTATGCTGAATTGCAGTTACAGTTCTATTAAATATTTTAGATAATCTTTTATTTGAGTAATTAGGATAAAGTCTGATTAATTGTTTTTCTTCTTTATCAGTCCACAATCTTCCCCTAGCCATCATTCATCAGCTCCTTCAGCTTTATTTTTTGCATTTAGTATTTGGTTCATAACCTCATTAATTTCATCTTTGCTCCTAGCATCCCAACTTGACAATCCAGCAAGTGTGTCTATCATTTCGTAGCTTTGCTTAAGCGTCTCCAACATATCCGGTGCAGCTGCCATCAATTGAGCTTTCTTTTTCTTTTCTTGATAATCTGCTTTATCCGCGACAAAAGAAGCTATTTTATTAATATTTTTGTCTATTATGACAAATTTGGTAAACATCCCGTTTTCAATTTCTTTCAGTTCCCACATCTTACCCTCCTATCTAGCTCCACAAATCCCACTTTCACAATCTGGGTCCACTTCTCTATCAAATCCACCATCAGGACCAACTTTATTTTCTTTCATTTGAAGCTTTTCGTTTTTCTTTTCTTGGCGTTCTAATATTTTTTCTGGTACCATTTCTTTTTCGCCGCATTCCTGGCAAATTAGAATTTTGTAATCAGAATAACTTGTTAATTCAGTTTCTTTAATTCGGTGATCAGTTTCTTTTCGACAACTTTTGCACTCATAATTAATCATTACTCCACCAACCTATAATCTCTATCGCAATAGTTCTTCCCTCGCTGTTCCCCGTCGGACATGCTTTTCTTTCTGCCCTGGTATCTTTTAAAAGCGGCATTTAATCCTTTATTCCCATATTTATTTCTCAACTTATTTCTAGCAATTTTTCTAGTTAATACTTTACCCATTTTATTCATCTCCTTTTGATTTTTGTAAACCTCGCTATAAACCAAATCACAAATATCCAAAAAACGATTTTACTGTCCATCTTCTTCCTCTTTCAGTTTTCTGTACTTCTCCTCGACAATTTCATCTATTACTGACTTTGGCAGTCCTGGTTTCTCTTTGCTAAGCTTTTCTTTGATATGTTCAAGATTCATGTTACCCTCCTTAGCCTATTTTGTTAATCCATTCAACATCAGTGATTACAAGTTGATTTATTGTCCTTGATTCTGCCATTAATTCTTCTAACAGAGACCTTCCAAGTCTTTGCCTTCTGGACGGAGTCATTCTATTTTTAGTGATCATTACTTTCCAACCCATCCCTTTATTAGTTTGATAATGAACTCTATAAATATACCTGTTTTGCTTTTTCTTCTTCATCTGCCCCTCCTAACATCAACCGGTATTCCTTTGGTTTTTCCAATATTCCCAGTGATCACAATTTTCAAGTTTAATTTTGCAGCTGTCTTTATCTTTGCAATGGCCGCAGAAGTTATCTTCAAGCTTTTTTAACATTCTTTCTTTCGCACTAATTCTTTCAATGCCGAGATATTTGCTTTTGAATTCTGACCATTTCATTCTTTTCATGATAAACCCTATACTCGGTCCGCCAAACTTTTTCTTATATCGCTTGTAGGACCTATAAGTCAAATCTTTTTCTCCACTCCATTCAACTGCAGCCTTTGCCGTTTTTATCGCGTCCTTCATAGACCAAGCCATTTTAAGAACCTCTCACTTTAATTTCCAGCCTGATTTCTTTAAAACTTTCGCTAAGGTCTATCTCGAAGTCTGTATAATTTGCACTTTCCAGGGCTGTTTCAATGACCGGGCCAGCAAGTTTAATTCTTTTCCCTTCATTTTCCCGCTTTACACTCTTAATTAAATCTGCCATATCGTCTTTAGTTACCGGATCAACATTTCCATTAACTATCACTGGTTTCATTTCATCACTCCTTAAATCTATCCCAATCGTCTATGAAAAAATCTTTCCACTTGTAATCAGACTCAGTTTCAGGACTGTCTTTATTTTTTGCATTTTTAGCAGCTGTCTTAAGATCGTCAATATCTTCAATGCCTTTCTGAGTCCAATCGTTCAATACTGCTCGACAATATGCCAGGGGTTTATCTTTTTCGACTGAAATCTTGCAGGCTTTTAAAATTACTGCCTCTGACATTTGCTGCAGGTATTTTTCGAACTTATCCACATTTTTTGTGAATAACTTTTCAGATTTAGATTCCTCTTTCTCTTCTTCTTTTACTTTACTTTCTTTTACTTTACTTTCCTTTACTTTACTTTGTGTACTTTTGTCATCATTTTTTGGGTTTTTGTTATCATTAATCGGGTTATTGTTCTCATTAACTATATTTGAATTAATTTCGTCACCTTTTAGCAATAAATAATCCTCTTTCATCTCCACTTTTTTGCGTCTATAGGTGGCTTCCTTATATCTTAACTGGATTCCGTGACTGGTTAATATATTGTGTTTTTCAAAAAGTTCCTGGTTAAAAACGCCCCATTTGACACAATCGTTAATGATGTCATTAATCTTGTTAATGTTAACATTAACCTCGCTACTGAATAGTAATTGGATTTCCTCTGTCCACTCGATGTAATACTTCTGGCTGTAAATTTTCTGCCAGAGTTTAATCAAAAACCCGAATCCTTCTAAACCATATTTAGCCTCTACAAGTTTAATTTTGTCTTCCATGTTGGTGTCTATAGTGAAGTAATCTATCCCTGATTTTTGTGGCCTAGCCATCTAGTCATCAACCCCTTGTGTCACCTTCAAATGATTTTAAAAGAGCATCTAACCCGGAATGTAGTCTTTCTTTTTCGTCTAACTTTAATTCTATTGGGCCAACCATCCCGACTAATTCACCATTATTTTTATAAAATGCAACAGGTGTAAATCTTTTGTTTTCACTATTGATTTCGCACTCATGTTCTTCAAATATTTGATAATATTTTTCTGAAATCACACTCACAAAAACGCCTGAATGATAAATTCTTTTGTCATTGTCAAATATAAAGTCCGATACTTCAGCTGGCCTATATTTATCTAGAGTTGCAAATAATTTTTCAAAGTCCGGGCCACCATCATTTAACATCGTTCCAAAAGTCGAACATTTTTCCCCAACTTCCAGATCAGGAATGTACGCATTTCTCTTAAGTGATGAATATTTACTCTTGAAAAAATTAAACTGTTTCTGGTTCATTTTGACTAATAAAAAAGAGTCTGTTACCCAGTAAGTTCTTTCATCTTCCCTCCAGCAGTGTAGATCGCCTTTCTTTAATTCCTTAATTGCTTTTTTAATTTTCATTAGGTCTTTCCTCCTCTAATAGTTTTGATTTTCTCAACCTCAGATTACTAAACTTAATTTCTTCTTTCTCTAGTATTTCATTTGCCCGCCAGAATGGATTATCATCAGACCTGAAAAAGAAATACATTGTCTGGCCTAATTCCTTATCAAAATAAATTGCCTCATAAAGTTCCATATTTGCCTCTTTCTCGTCAATCTTCTTTTCAATAGCCTTTTGTATCTTAATCTCAATCGTCTGCTCATTTGATACGAGATTATCCAAATATTCGTCGGCTGTTAAAACAGTTCCGGCCGCAATTCCAATTGATAGAATCATGATCATAAAGCTAAATGCTATTTTTTTATTAATTGTCATCATTTCCATCGCTCCAGGTTGTTAATATTTCTAAATTCTGATATATTATAGTTAGATTGTTTTTTCTTAACTTGCTCAGCTGATTTGCCCTCAGTTGAGCTTTTTCTGTATTCTTCCCAATAACTTCTGCAGTCTGCAAAAAAGAGAGGAGCAGCCACAAATATAATGAATAACCATCCAATTATTATGATGCCCCTCGCTATTAAGTTTAAAATTGGCATTAGTTTTCCTCCTCTATAATTTCAATTGCTCTTTTTAGTCCGTCTATATAGCCTTCCATCCATTCTTCAAGGCTTTCAGTAACTTTTTTATTTTTCGCCAGTTCTAATTGATTCTTTATTTGTTCTAATTTTGTCATTATCTACACCTCCGGGCCAGCAGCCGTTAACTTAATACTATCCCCAGCCTCTAAGAATATAATTCCTCCTCCGGTATCTGCAGCACTTTCTACCAGCTCTACCTCAGTAATTGGATGTGAGTGCTTTCCGTCTGAATATCTAACTTCTTTTTCGACTGGATCAACATAGTAAGTGACTTTAGATTGTTTGTTGAAATTTTTGAACATTTTGATTAAAACTTCTTCCATTTATTTTACCCTCCTCATATCTTTAAACGGCTTTTTATTTATTACTTCTTCTCCATAAAACCAACTTAAAAATGTATCTCTCGGGATCCGCCAGGACTGATTGATTTTTTTTGCTCCTGGTATGTCTCCAGCTGCTATAGCATCATAAACTTTTCTTTTGCTGATTCCTAAAAGTTCAGATAAATGATTAGCAGTTAAGGCAAAAGGTAGTTTCATTCTCTCTTCTTCTATTTTTTCTTCAAGTATTTCTCTTGCCTGAATAGTTATATCCAATTTTCTCACCCACTTAAGCTGAATACTTAATAACTAATTTCTCAACTACCATTGTATAAATTTCTTTCAGTCTTGGTTCCTCTTCAATTACATCAAGTTTATTTACTTGCCTAATCTTTGATTTTTTAGCTCCAGCCTGCTCTAACCTGTCTTTTAAATTATTTAGCCTGACATCGAGTCTGCATCTTGCTCTATTTTCCAAAATGTCATAACTCTGTTTTCTAATTTCCCTGTAATTTTTGTTTCTAAAAGCTATACTGTTAATTTGCTGATTAACCCAGTTTCTCCAATCCTCGTCAGTATGGATTATTGCACCTTTAATTGTTTCGATTTGTTTTTCTTGATGATCAACTTTCTGTTTTAATTCTTTTACTGATTCAGCTTGCATAATTATTAAGTCTTCTACTGAATTTGGTTTTGAAATATACTGGCCGGTTTTTCTGATTTCAGGTATCACTTCATGAGTTATCCATCTCTTAAATTTCTTAGCTTCTGGCTTTCTGCTACCTAATACTAAATTATAAAGGCCAAATTCATTAACTAAGTTTGTTTCTCCAACTCTACCCCCTAGATTCAATCTAGTCACTTCGTCAGCATCTAATCTTTTAACAGCATCAGTAGTATTTTTTATATCTAAAGAATCACAAACATCTTTTGCAACAAATAAAACCTGATCATTTCTTTTTAAAGTTCTTACTTCTCCAAAATTTTTATTTTCAAATATTTTAATATTGCTCATTTTTTACCTCCTATATTCACTATTTACGAACCTTTGCGCAAAAAATTATTTGCTTTTGTTCTCTCCTACTTCTTCATAGTTCGATTCTTCAAAAATTTGAGTCATGCTGACATCCAAAGCTAATGTTATTTTTCTTAAAGCCCTGAGACTCGGGTCAGCATTCTCATTTTCAATTTCAGAAAGATAATTTCTTGAAAGATCAGCTTTTTTTGCTAACTCATTTTGCCTCATCCTTTTTTCTACTCTCAATTCTTTAATTAATTGCCCTATTGACTTACTCACTTAAACCACCTCCTTTTTTCGTAAATATTGAATTCTAAAATTATTATATAAACTAAAGTTCATTATAGCAAAACCCATAAAATATAATTATGGACTCTTAAAAGCGGTTAGGTAATATTAACTCTTTAATTCTTTGATGTTCGTAGAAAGTTAACAAATTTTCTCTTTACACGAACATAATAATGTATTATAATGTAATTGTACAATCATAGTGAACATACAGAAAGGAGCAAAATTATGAGTTTGGGCGAAAAAATTAAAAAGATTAGAAAAGAAGCTGGTTATACTCAATCAGATTTAAGAGAAAAAGCTAATATATCTAAAGGTTATTTATCTGAAATAGAGAATGATAAGCAAGAACCTTCTTTAAAAGTACTTAGAAGAATAGCTAAAGCTTTAGGTATATCCTCCTCTTACCTTTTAAGCGAATTTGAAAACCACGAAAATAAAATAGAAGGATATAAAGAATTTGAAATTATACCAGTGTTAGGTTCAATAGCAGCAGGCCAACCTGTATTTGCTGAGGAAAACATTAAAGAATATGCAAAAGTTCCTACTGAGAAAGTTCAAAACGGTCAATATTTTTATTTAGAAGTTAGCGGCGACAGTATGATCGGAGCTGGGATTCATGAAGGCGATTTAGTTTTGGTTAGAAAACAAAACGATGTAGCACATAAAGAAATAGCGGTTGTTATGGTTAATGCTCATGATGCCACTTTAAAGAGAGTCTTCAAGCAAAACGGCAATGTAATTTTACAGCCAGAGAACAAAAAGTATGATCCAATTTTTATTAAAAGTAAAGACGCAAGAATTATTGGCAAAGTTGTTGGTCTCACAAGATCATTTTAAAAAAGGGGGCAAATTATGACAGATGTAATTTTAGGAATACTTTGGTTTTTTACAGCAGGAAGTTGGTTATTGTCAGCAATAGTTTTCTATTTTTCTTTCAGCGGAATGCGTTCAATGGTTTTGATGGGTTCAAATTATGGTTTATTTGGAGCTTTTCAAGGTATAGCTTTCGGGATTATGCTTATTGCGGTCGGTACTATTTTTGGAGGTTTAGCAGCTTTAATTTCAGAAGTTAGAAACACTAGGCAAGTTTTGCAAAAGGAGGAATAAATCATGGTAGGTTTCTTGCAGTTTCTCGGTATATTGTCAGCTTTAGGCGGGATGTTAGGTGTTTTTGAATTTGGATATATTGATTACGGATCAGGTATAATGGAAGCTAATCCATATTTAATTGGCGTTTATATCGCAAGTGGCCTTGTAGGTTTCGGACTTTTTTGGGCCTTAGCTGCTATAATTGATAATCTCAAAAAAATTAATGAAAAACTCAAAAAAGAAGGTGATTAATCAATGGCAAGTGAACCCAGAAAGACTAAAGCAGGCAACTGGGAAGTATTTGTCTATATGGGCCGGGATTCTGAAGGTAAACAAATTAGAGAAAGCAGCACTTTCGATACAAAAAAAGAAGCTCAAAGGTGGGCCAGAGATAAAGAGCTAGAAAAAGAAACGGGCATCTTGATGGAATTTGCCAACATGACTTTCAAGCAGTATATTGACAGGTGGTTTGATGAGTATGTAGATGAGCAGCTGTCTCCTGTTACTCATGATAGGTACTATAATGTACTCTATCATCAAGTTCTAAAAATGCTGGGTAAATTAAAACTTAAAGAGATTCAGCCGGCTCACATTCAGTCTTACCTCACTTCTATTCGAAAGCGCGGCGGAAGTACAAAAACTCAACAATATCATTATGCGATTATCTCTTCTGCTCTCACTTATGCCGATGAAATGAATTATATTTATCAAAATCCAATACAGAATGTCAGGAAGCCTGGTGGCAAAACTCAGCGAAAAGTCACAAAGAAAAAGAAAAAAGTAAAAGCAATCAATAGAGATATGCTTAAAAAATGGCTAGAATTTGTTCAGGATTATGATCAGTATCTATTTGATTATTGTTACATTGCAATTAATACCGGAATGTGTCTTGAGGAGATGATAGGCTCCAGGTGGAAGGATTTAAACTTTAGCAAGGGGATTATTACTGTTGAGCAGGTTGCTGTCTATGTTATCGGCAGAGGAACTGTATTTAAAGAGACTCCGAAAGCGGCTGATAGGTTTAGAAAGATACCTATATCAGATAGCCTAGCAAACTTTTATCGCGGTATCTGGAAAAGGCAGCAGGAAATGAAAATGCACTTAGGCGATGAATATAAGGACCATAATTTAATTCTTTGCAAAGATGATGGAGAACATTATGCTCCCAGAACTGTACAGAATAAAATAAGAAAAGCCAGAGAAGCTGGCGGCTTCCCTGACTGGATCACATCCCATATATTTCGACACACTTTTGCATCTCTATTTTTAGCTGAAAACAAAAATATTAAAGAACTTCAAAAGTTACTCGGCCACTCTTCTTACGTGATTACTGCTGATACTTACAGCCATTTTCTAAAGAAAGATTTTGAAAGAGCGAGAAATGATATTTCAAAAGCTGTAGGGTCCGTTTTCTCAGTGCAGGATTAGTGCAGGATTTTGCACTGACCATTCCCTATAATCCCTGTTATATTAATACTTTAGTTATTTTATGCGCACAATCACATGTTATGCGAGTACAAATTACTATTATTAACAAATATTAACCAATCTACGATATAACGGAGATTATAGGGTTTTTATTTTCTTTCCAAATTCATTATATTAACATATGTTAACTGATTGGGTGCAGGATTTGTGCAGGATTCTCTCTTTATATAGTTCTCTATAAATAAAAAAAGACCTCCAGGCATTTTGTCTGGAGGTTAAATGCTAAATAATTATTTTATTTTTTTT